GAGGTGAAGGAGCATATTATAATAATCCATCATCTGTACGAAAAAATGTTAAATCGCCTCAACAATGGAGTTATGCAAGATTGTATGCAGCTGTTAATCCTGAATCAAAAGCTCATCGTGTAGATAAAATGTTTTTAATAAAAAAATAAAATTGATTTTACAATATATATGAAGCCATTATTTAAACCAAAGAAAGAATTAAGCAAAAGACAAAAACAATTGATGAAAGAACACAAATCTCATCACACGAAAAAACATTTAACAGAAATGACAAAATTAATGAAGCAAGGTTACTGTTTCGAGCAGAGCCATCAAAAAGCAATGTCGTCTGTTGGTAAATAATATTATATATATATTATGAAAATTGAGAAGAGTGAAAAGAAAAATAAAAAATACAAAGTTAAACATAATGGGAAGTATGTACACTTTGGCGATTCACGTTATCAACAGTTTAAAGATACGACTGGTTTAGGATTGTATAGTAAATTAGACCATAACGATAAAACTAGACAAAAAAATTATTGTAAAAGAAGCGGAGGTATTAAGGACAAAAATGGAAAATTAACAAAAAATGATAAATTTAGTTCGAACGCATTAAGTAGACGTTTTCTTTGGAGTTGTTAATGAAATAAAAATATTTTTATTTATTATATGGAAACGGTCGATGTAGTTTTGATCACAACAATTAGCAATTTAATACTGCAGCCAGTGCTTCAGTATATAATCCACTCACGTTGCTCCAAGATCAAGATGGGATGTATCGAGTGTGAGCGTGAGATCCTAAAAAGCAAAGAAGAACTAAACAATCAAAAAGAACAAGAAGAAATTGAATTTTAGGAATATATTTGTCCGTTAAAAATATCTCGTTTAAAATATATATTTATTATAATATAAGTAAATATATATAATGGATACTCAATGGATTCAAGTTGAAGGATATGATAATTATTTTGTAAATAAAGATGGAGAAGTAAAAAATAATAAAAAGGGTAATATTTTAAAATCAAGGGATAATGGATCAGGATATTATATTGTTGATTTGTGTAAACAAGGGAAGAAAAAAACTCATTCTGTTCATAGACTAATTGGAATAGCTTTTATAGAAAAAACAAATGAAAAATATGATTGTGTAGATCATATTGATAGAAATTCAAGAAATAATAATATTTCAAATTTAAGGTGGATAGATAAATCAGGTAATAATAGAAATAAGAAAGTACCAAATAAACATGGATATACAGGTGTGTATCAAAAAGACAATCTCTTTTGCTCTTCCATTAGAGGTCCAAATGGATCTCGGATTCATTTAGGAAGTTTTAAAAATCCTGAAGATGCTGGTGAAGCCTATCAAAAAAAATACAGAGAATTTATGTCTGTATATTAATTATTTCTCTACTTTATCATCTTCATCTTCTTCTTCTTCTTCATTAATTATTATCTTATTGAATCTCTGAAAATACTTCTCATTAGTTGGTTTATTCATCTTTATATATAAAAAACTATATTTCTCATTCCATGCTATTTTCAATACTTCATTTTGTTGTTCTTTTGTTAAATCACCCATTAATTCCTCTTTTATATTATCTAACTCCTTACGGTTATCTGTACGAAATAATATAAAAGAATTCATATTACACCTAAATGTTAATGGTAATTCATTATAACGTTGGGACATTATCCATATACTTAATCCAGCAGACCCATCTTCGTCAGGATTTGTTAAAATATGACGCCTGTTCAACACGCAGCGGCACATGTTAGTTGATTTTTTTAAAGACTTAATCACATCATCAAGTATCAAAAGACAATTGTTATTTTCATCTTCTTGCTCTGTTTCTATAATATCTTCTAATAGTTCATCACTATATTTATTATGAACCCTCTCTTCATTTAGGTTTAGCTTATCGAGTGGGAGAGAATGTAAGGAACCACTAATTAAATATATATGATCAAAGTACTTGTAATAGAAACGGGGTGTTTTTGGTTTAGATTTAGTAGGATGAGATTTTAGCATACTTAATACAGCTGATGTTTTACCACTTCCAGCAGCTCCCACAATATATAGGGCATCATTCATAGGGCATAATGGATATGCAACCTTATAAGGAACATTTGATAAACTATCCACATTTTGTTTTATTAAGGGAATTTCATTTAATTTAGAGTTATGGATTACTTTCATATAAAATAATAATAGATAAAAATAAAAAAGTTATAACATTTAATTTAAGAAATTTTTTTATATACAATAACTATATAATGGAAAATCCAATGGCTTCCCTACCCAAATCTATGCAATACTCACTCACTGGCTCTGATACGATTCCGTCTACTAGCCGTCTTCACCGTTGGGACAGTACACATTCTAGCTATATTAGCGAAAGTAATAACGTCGCCCACATTCCTGTTGCAGCCGAAGGATTTATAGCTTCAAGCGAAGGTTATCTATTTCTACAGGTCACTAACAGGTCCACCACCCAACCTGCTAATTTAGATGGTAATGCTAATTGTTTAATTGATAAAGTAGAAATATCCGTCGCAGGATCTTCAGGAAAAGTGGAAATTATTGAGAACTATAACACTCTTGCTCTGCTAAAAGGTGCTTATAATAATACTCTTGAACATCAAAATTTTCTCGCTAATACAGCAGGAGCTGGAACAGCAGAAGTTGGTCAGACTCCTGATGGCGTAGCTCTTGCTGCTGCTGGCGGTGCTACTCAGGTCGCATTGAAACTTGATTGTTGTGGATTTTTAAATGATTACTACAAAAAAGCACTCCCTATGGGCATGGAACAATTCACTATTACTATTACATTTGCCTCTGCTGATGTTGCTCTTAACCACACTGATAATGCCGCAGCTAGAACATATACGGTAGACAATTTAAGATATTATGCTCCTGTATACAACATTCGTGATGAATCTGTAAATGCTCGTTTCATGCAGCAAAGCGCATCACAGCCTATTATGTGGGTTGGTCAAAGTTATTCTTCAATAATTAACACGAGAACTGCTAATGCTGGTACACAGTCTTTCCAGCTTAATCCAAGATATAAATCTCTCAACGCATTGGTATCTGCTCAGCGTCCTTCAGACGGATTAACTACTTATAATGTTAATGTTGTTGGTGCTACAAATCTTGATAATGTTTCGAGTTTTCAGTATAAAATCATGGGCTCAAATTATCCTCAGGATGGAATTGATTATACCGCTACTACAAATCAATCGAGAGCATTTTTAGAAGCAGCAAAATCTCTTGCTCCAAAGGGCAAACAAATGGCGGGAGGTCAACAGGTTGCGGCTGCGATATTTAGAGGTACAACAGCACAGAATGGTAAAGGGCTTATGTGTATTGATCTCAAACGTTTTGATGAATTGGCTCTTGTGAATTGTGGTTTAAATACCGCAAGCAATTCTTCACCTATTACACTCGAAGCTGTGTATGGTGCTGGTGGTGCTGCTCAGCAGGTATTAACATTTGCTCTTTATGATATTGTGTTTATCATGAATCCTAACCGTGTTGTTGAAACTTCTTTTTAAATTTAATTTAAATAAATAAAATAGTTATTATATATATATGAATATTGAACCTACCGACCCAAATATTGATTATAAACAAGAATTAATTGATAAATATAAAAATTTTGTGGATGATGAACAGATTGATGATAGTTTTGTTGATGATGAAGATAAAAATAATTTATTTGAATCGGCAAAATATATTGTTAACACACAATACAAAGAATATCCTAGTCCTATGTCTGATATATTGATTGAAAAAATTTATTTTAATTGTATAAAAAATATCAATAAAGAAGAATATTTAAAAGAAAAGGAAGATTTGAATAATAGAAGTGTATTTCAAATAAATTTATCAAAAATAGATAAATTTTCAGGATTGTAAATAATTTTAATTGATTATATTTTAAAATTAAAATATTATCAATATAATATAATGTCTAATTTAAGAATTCTTAACATTGAGAATACTGGAAACCTTATTAGTGAATCAGCTGATAAATCTACATTTACAATTAATCTTCCTGAGGATTTAGTTAATATGGGTCGTTGTTTAGTAGAGGTCGTTAGTGGTTGGGTTGTAGTATCAAGACAATCAGTCGACGCGAATAATGATGTTGATGACCTTATAGGTAAGATAGCACCATCTAATACAACACAAATAGTAGTTAGAAGTAATATAGAACAAGTTGGATTCTCTACAGCTACAGGAGGTGAATCGAGAATTTTAGGCGTATGTCTTTTAAATACCACAACTATTCCAGCAGCTAATGTATTTAACGGCGATGGGGCGGGAACTGGTATGGGTGGTCCTAATGCAATACCATTTGTTAATAGTGGTGCTTCTCATCAATTTTTATGTAATAGATTACCAACTCAGTTAATAATAGAAAAAATGTTCTACTCGGTAGCAAATACACCAGTATTAACACACGCAACAAGTTATAATCAAACACTACCTATGCAGGTTGTACTAAAATTGACTTTTTTAGACATGGAATAAAAAAATATTTATATTTAGAAAATAATATTTTTAATACATATAATGGTTCGTGAAGGAGATATAACTGTTAATGATTTAAAAGCCTCTATTCGAGATTATAAGAAAAAACAATGTAAACCATATTCTACATTAACCAAAACAGGTTTAATTAATTACACAAAAGAGTATAAAATTCCTGTAAAAAAGACTGAGTCAAAACCAAAGGCAACAGCTAAACCAGCAGCAAAAGCTAAACCAGTTCAGCCAAAGCCAGCAGCAAAAGCTAAACCAGCTCAACCAGCAGCAAAAGCTAAACCAGTTCAGCCAAAGCCAGCAGCAAAAGCTAAACCAGCTCAACCTGCAGAAAAAGCTAAACCATCAAATAAAACATCAACTAAACCACCGCCTGAACCAAAAATAGAAATATCACCTGAAGCAGCTTTAAAAACGTACCAAGAATCACAAGATCCAAAAGTTAAAGCAGCAGATGCAAAAATCAGAAGGAAGTTAATGACACCACAAGAACGAGCAGCAGATGATTATGAAAAACGCCAAAAAGCAATAGCCAAAAAGTGGGATGCAAAAATGACACCCGAGCAAAGAGAATTTAGATTAAAATATGAAGCACGAAAAAAAGCACAAGATGATGAACAGAAGAGATTAAATAGATTGGAATCAATAAGAATATTGAAAAAAGAGAAAGAAAAAGCAAGAAAAGAGAGAGCTAAACGAGATAAAGATAAATAATTCGTATAAATGTATTTAAAAAATAATTTGTATATATAAATATATGAGTGACGCAATTGTAAATGAATTTGTTGAAAAAAGAGGTAGAAAGAAGAAATATGCTACTGAAGAAGAATTTATAGAACATCGTAGAGAAGCATGTAGAATCAGAAAGTTTTTAAAATTTTATGAAACAAAATATAAAATTAGATTACAACCTGAACAAATTGATTTAGCAAAAAAACATAGAAAAACAATTTTGTTAGCTTTACCAATTCTAGATTTTATAAATTCCCTTGAGATTATTGAATAAATAATATTTTAATTTTATATTATTTATTTATTTATGCGGAACAAAAATACTTATAAATATATTATAAAATTAATATTTAAAAATAAAATATGTATGAATAGTATAATGTTTGAAATCATAGAAAAACTAAAATATTCAGAAGAATTTAATAAAAAGAATGTAGAATATCTTTATAGTCTTGATAAATTTAAACTTACACAGTATAACGATGTAGAGGATGAATTTGAAAGAAATAAATTATCAAAGAAACTTAAAAATATTTTAGAAGATTTATTAATTAAAATGAAAGATAGTGATAATAACACTAATATTGGTGTTATTGAAAGACAATATAAATATAGTTCTCATCGTGCCTATGTTAAAGAAAATGGTATCCAACAACTTTCAAAAGTTCACAGAGATTTTGTAATTAGAGATGGAATGTACGATTATGATATGAAAAACGCACATCCATCAATATTATATTATTTATGTAAAACAAATGAATTGCCTTGTAAAATGATAAAATTATATATTGATGAAAGAGAGAGTTTACTTGAAGATGCTGGTATTGAAAAAAAAGATTTTTTATCTATGATGAATAGAGATAAATTACCACCAGCAAAAACTACTGCTCCTACAATCAGAGTTATTCTTGAAGAAATACAAAATAATAAAAAAAAACTAGTTGAAAAATATAAAGGTATTATCTCAAAAGATTATCTCAAAAATGAAGAATTTAAACCAAAAAAAGATAGAGGTAAAAATAATTTGAGTTCTAAAATGAGTAATATTTTTATGTATTTTGAAAATAGAATATTGAATAGTGTATTAGATGTATATCCTACTGCGTGTAGTATTCCTATGTACGATGGTTTTGTTTCAAGACAAGAATTAGATATTGAAGAATTAAATGAAATTACAAAGGATTATTATATTGAATGGAGTTTAAAACCATTTGAATCTCCTTATGAATATGATGATGATTATGAATTACCATCTATATATGAATATGAGAAAGATAAATTTGAAAAAACATTCTCTTATATTACGACTCAAGGTTGTTTTGTAAAAAAATTAAAAGATGGTTCATTTGAAACAATGACGTATGAACATGTTGTAAGAGATCATCAAAATGTAAGAATTACTAATGAAAATGGACAATTAGAAAATTTTGTTACTGCTTGGATTAAAGATAAGAAAAGAAAGGATTTCGAACAACAATCTTTTCTACCATACAGCGAAGTAAATGAAACATCATCAGAAATTTTTAATTTATTTAAAGGTTTTAAATCAACAAGAACTGAATATAATGAAGATGAGGTTAAATGGTTTGATGAATATCTAAATAAAGTCTATAAAACAGATGAAATTAGAAAATATATAAAATCATTTTTAGCTCATATTATTCAGAAACCTAATGAAAATCCAAAAATAGCAATTGTATTAAAAGGAATTGAAGGTACAGGTAAAGATAGTCTACTTGATATTATAAGTGGATTAATTGGATCTGATTTATTGTGTAGAGGTAAAGGCATGGATAACTTGTTTGGTCCATATAATAGTATAGTTAGTAATAAATTAATAATTGGAATGAATGAAGTTCAAGGTAAGGATGGTATGAAACATATTGAAGATCTCAAAGAATTCATTACGAGTGATGAATTACAAATTAGAGAAAAATATATCAGTTCAAGGAATAGACCTCAAAATTTCAGATTGTTTATTTTATCTAATGGATATAGTCCTATTGTTTTTAGTCCAACTGATAGACGATTCTTTATTGTTGAAACAAATATGGAGATGGCTAATAAAGAGCATTTTGAATATTGGAAGGATTTACATAAAAATAAAATAGGAAATGATGAAATGATGAATAAACTATTTACATATTTATTAGATTATGATATTAGTGATTTTTCTCCAAAAAGAGATAAACCCGATACGGAAACACAAAATTTTCTTGCGACAAGAAATATATCAGCTCCTCTATTATGGATCTATAAATATATCAAGAATCATGTAGATGATACAAAATTAGATGAACCTTTTGTAATGAAGCAAAGCGATCTAAATGTTAAAGCGGGATTAATATCAAAATTGGTTTTAGATAGAAGAGAAGAAATTAGAAAGGGTGATATTAGAAAAGTAATGGATAAACATAACTGTATTTTTACTAGAAAAGCAAAAAAAATAAATGATAGTAGTACAATGTGTTGGATTGCTGATAGTAATAAGAAAGTATTAGATCATCTTGAAAGATTTGATTTTAAAATGTATGATGATAATGCTCTTGATTGGAATAATTTATATGATTATTTGAACAAGGAAGAATTGGACATATAAACGATTTTGATGTGTATTTTACAACTTTCCCAATTTTTACAACCTTTACAACTATTTTTTACAACTTCTATTTTTTATATTTTTATTACCTTTTCAATAAGGAAAGTTAATAAAAGAAATAAGATAAAGTATAGAAGTTGTAAAGTTGTTAAATTGTTAGTAAAACATAAAAAGGGTAGAGGGATATTAAAAATAGAATTATAAAAAGATTTCATCTAAATACTTTCAAGCACCCCTCAAATCCACCAACTTTCCCAACTTTTACAACTTCTCTATTTTTAAAACATATATATTCAAATACTTATTATTCATACATTATATAAACATGAGCGAATTTGATAAATTAAAGAAATTATTGGACACTAATAAAAAAATAATTAAGAAACAAGAACAGATGATAAAAAATAAAGATTTAAATATTAAAGTATTAAGGAAAAAACTAGATGACGCTAAAAAGAAAGGAAATAATAAAAAAGGTACAAGCGGATGGGGAGCCTATACAAATTGTATGAAACAATTAGAGGATATAAGACAATAATAATAATCATTTATTTTAGACAATTTTAATTAATAAAATTTTAATGTGTTAATAAACTTAAAAAAAAATATAATGCTTATTATATATGAGTGATACAGAAAGCGATAGCTCTATTGAGCCTCTTGAAGAGGAGATTGTAAGCAAGAATGTAAAAATAAAGAAAGGGAAACCTACTACTATACCCAAAAAGAAAAAAAGGAAAATAATTAAAGAAATAGAAAGTAGTAGCGATGAATCTGAAACGGAACTTGAACCTGAACCTGAACCTGAACCTG